AAAACAAATGCAACTTTATTATTGTTTAATAACAAAGATATGATCCAAGATACATATGAAGTTAAATACAATAAAAAAATAAAATCACGTTAAATTAATTTCGTACGAATTAAAGTTAAGTATAAAACAGGATAAAGTTGCTGACAAAAATCAGGAAATAAATATTAAAAATGAATATGATAAATTGATAAAGTATAAGACTGATGATGAAACTTTACACCCTTGGAAATTTAAAATGGAAAAAAATTAAAAAGGTTTGTCCGTTTCAGGACATGTAAATTAAATAATAATTACATATTTAATCCATAGAATAATAGATTATGACTTGAATAGTAATAATGTCATTTTTACTTTATAATTTTAATATTACTTTAATTCTAAAAAGAATATTAAAATTTTAATTTTCCATTTCTTAAAATTTTTTTATATTTTTATTTATATAATGAAAAAAGTTACTTGTATTTTAATTATTTTTAGTTTAATTGTAATATTATCATTAATAAAACCACGTGAATATTTTTTGATAGACGATATTAAATATGAATTAGAAAAAAACCCACCATGCCTGCTAACAAGTGAAATTATATCGTCATATAATAACAAAGGAAAGGACTATTGTTCTATATTATCTGAGAAAATATGTAAAAAATGTGGAAACAATTGTAGATGGTATAATAATAAGTGTATAAAAAATACAAATACTAATAATAAATCTGGATGTAAAAATAAATGTCCATCTACATGTAAAGGTTCAGATGGATGGGACTTATCTGAGAATATTTGTAACAAATGTGAAAATTGTGGGTGGTGTATTGATGATGATTATGATGGCACATGTATGAAACCAAATAAAAATGTACACGATAATAGACCATCAAAATGCACAAGGGGGTGGGAATATCAGTGTGTAGACTATGGTCCGTCTGGAGATATTCCAAAATCAAAAACTTGTTATATGGGAATAAATGAAAAACAGCCTCTAAAAAATCAATATGCTACTATTGGATGCAATTTATATAATTATTATGAGGATTGTTTAAAATGCAAAGATTTGAATAAATGTTCTGTGTATTATGTAGATGGAACAGTTAAATGCGAAGAATGTAAATACGGTAAAAAACCAAATTGTTTGCAAGGTCCAACTGATGGATTTGGTTGTCCTGGTCCAGATTTTATATCGAGTAATATACCTCCAATAAACCCTATCAATAATAATGGAGTTGTTTGTAAATATATTGAACACTTTAAGTTATAGAATAAATAAACTATTACTTGTATAGTAATAACTATTTTACAACTTAAATAAATACAAATACAACTTTATTTTTGTTTAATAACAAAGATATGATCCAAGATACATATGAAGTTAAATACAATAAAAAAATAAAATCACGCTAATAACTAAACAATTTTAAGATATCCCATAAAGCTTTACAATCTATTTCATTATATTTAACAATTTCGCACATTTCTGGAAAATCAGTTAATAGTTTTCCTTCATTATTTAAACATTTTTCTTCACAATTCCAAGCAGCTAACATAGCTAATGCACCATCCAGAGATGAATCTGACCATTTTGTTTTAATTTTTTTATGTTTATATAAACTATTTGCAATTGATTTTAATCCATAGTTATAAACACCTTTAACAGCAATAGAATTATTTTTAAAATAATCTAATAAATCATACCAATTTATAGAAATATTTTTAATATTGTGTCTAAGAAATGCTTTTTTAGATTCAATAACTTCTGCTTTACTCCAATGATAAACTTTAACATTCTTTCTAACTCTAAATTGTTTCTTAATATCATCCATATATTTTATCCATTCTAATAAAATACTTTTCTCACATTTATGATTTAAACGATCAGTCACAAAATATTTAAATTCCCATTTACCATTTTTTGGATTTTCCCAACCTACACCAATCATATATATCATACTGCTATCATCTATTTTACCACACTTATTTGGTCTATAGTTAACTATATCATTAAAATTACTATAAGATGTATTAACAGTTTCAAAATCAACAAAAAATTGTATTTTATCTTTTTTAATTTTTTTATAATCACCAATTATCACATTATTCTTATCATTGGATAAATTTACATCTATAATATTGTTCAAAATTTTACCTTTCTTACCATTGAAATTTAATATATTACTATTTAAATCTCCCCATCTATAAATGTTATTCATATGAGCCAAATTGCGCTCTCGTACACCACAATTCCACAACAATGTTATCTCCCCTATCTTTTCAGAAATATCCATCTTTAATTGATGCCATGGATAATCAAATATATTTGACATGTTTGGATACAATTCCCAGCGATGAGGATTGTAAATATCCCAATCTTTACCATATTTTTGTAAATCTTTTAACCAAGTAATTGCATCATGAGTTCTTGTTACTATATCACTATCATAACTACTAATATCTATTACTCCAATTTTTTCAAAAGTTCCGTATATTTTATCATCTTTATATTTTTTACCAATAATAAAAGCACAATTGGGCACATATCCTAATATAGGTTTAAGTGCTTCATTATTGATTACAACTTCTGATTTGTAAGAAGCTATATTATTGGTATTTACTATGTAATCATTTTTCATTGTAAGTGATATATATTTAATACTAACTATACAATATTTATAACCTATATGTGATTTTTTTACATCTTGATCTACCACTGCTGAAACATTTTTAAATATTTTCTTTAAATAATCCATTCTTAATATAATATCCGGCATACCATATGTAGTATTAACACGATTATGTAAAATACCTTTCAAAATAATTGGTATACCATTTGACATAGCATTTATAGTTTCTTGGTATTTATTTGATGAAAATTTTTCATCAGATTGTGCAATACTAATAATACTGGTAGGAAATCTTTTATACAAGTTCTGAATAATGGCATTTTTAAATTCTTTATCTTTACTAATTATATAATCATTAAAATTATTATTAACATCTTTATTAAATTTATTATAATGATTATCGTAATGATACATATTTAACCAATCTAATAAAGGATCTTTCATCATATAATTTTTAGTATTTGAAGCATTTATCCATTTAGACCAATCTTCATTTAAATATCTCCCTCTTTTTAAAGGTGTGGGATCAATATCTTCTAATTGTTTTCTTTTTTTACTAATATTATCATTAGAATATGAATAAGTTTTTAAATTTTTATACCCATTTTTTCTATAATATATTACATCATCCCAGAAATTTTTTAATAAAGGATGTGCTTCTTCAAACCATTCTCGATCTCTTTTAATAGTATGTAATGAATATTTTTCTAATTTCCAATAAACACCATTAATAACACCTTTTTCTAAAGCTGATTTATCATTTCTATAATCAGTTCTATTTTTATATTCTACAAATTTACATTGAAATAGATCACATTCTTCTAAGTTGCAAACTTCCAATTGTATTTGAACTTGCATCCAATAATATAATGGAATGTCATCTGTAATTTTTCTTCTCCATACACATTTAATTTCAACTAATTTACCAGAATCACACAAACCATCTGGGCTTGCACCTAACCATTTATGTTTATCATGAATAAACAGTCCAACTTCATTGACATTATCATTCTTCATAGATTCATAAATTTTAATAGCAACAGGTTCATATTTAATACCCCATTCAGTAGCTGGATTAGATATATTATTATCTAAATTAAATGGTTTACATTTTTGATTTAATAAATCTAATTTACTCATATATGGATTTGAGTCAAGAATAGGTGCAATATTGCTGGCACTTAGAATATTATAACGTTTTTCGTACCATTCTTTACTTCTTTGTTGGTATTGTTTTTTATTTAATAATTCTTTAACATAAAAATGCATGAGATTATAAATTAGATATTTATATTTTTATAAAATAGTTTTATAAAAATATTTTATCATTTTTTTTGCTATTTTCTATACATATTTTTATATTATTTTCGATATTTTCTATACCTATATTTTTTTAATTTTTATTTTAATATTATCTTTTTTATCAGGTTTTTTAATTTTTATTTTACGTATTCCACTATCAGGTTTTTTAATTTTTATTTTAATATTATCTTTTTCATCAGGTTTTTTAATTTTTATTTTACGTATCCCACTATCAGGTTTTTTAATTTTTATTTTTTTACTAATTGTTTTGGCTTTCTGAAAAGGTGTTAGTTTTTTATCTTCATAATCATTGACTAATTCTCTAAATCTATCATTAAAATCATATTTGTTAAATATATATTTACCACGATTTTCCACAATATTATATAAATATCTATCTTTGTAAAATTGCGAATATAATAAAATATAATTTGAACTATCAGGTTGATTAATTATTTTCATACCTATACTATCTTTCTTCAAACGATTATCTAATATAATAACATTTATTTTATACATTTTAGATAATATATATATATCAATCAATGTACCATCATAACTTTGTTTTGTCATATAAGATTTCAATTCAGGAATAGAACCAATATCTTTATAAATTTTAGGACTCTCTGTTTTATAAAGTTTTAATAATAATTCATGATCATTATTATCAGATTCTAAATTTATATCTAAATTTTTAACTATTTCATTAATCACATCTTCTGTAATATCATAATTTGATAAATTTTGACGTAAATTAGTTGCTGTTAAATTCTCTTTATTATTCATACTAATATAATTTAAACCTCTTGCAAATGCTTCAAATAAAACACCATCTTTTGTCTTATAAACAAAATAATTATCACCCAATATTTTACCCCAATATATAGATAATGGTTCTAAATTAATAGGTTCAATAGTTGTTGTACTTACTTCTCTATATTCTTTATCAATACCATAGAACTTAGGTTCCAATGTATCAAATGGTTCAATATTATTTATATAAATATGTTGTTCTTTGTGATAAAGTTCAGTAATTTTTTCAAAATCATTTTTTTCTTTGCCGAAGAATATAATTTCATTTTTTTGTTGTATTAATTGTTGTATATCTATAATTTCACTGATATTATCATCTAATATATCTTCGCGTTTCATTCGATTTCTTAACAATTCTTCAACTATTATATCCGTGTATGATTTAATATTATCCTTACCTGTTAATAGATTTTTACTGAAAATGTGTAATTTACATTTATTACCATCTTTTATACAATGAGGATCTACACATTCATCATTATCATAACAAATAGTACGAGTATTAGGAGTAACATATTTTGAAAAATTTATAGTTTTATCTTTAGTGCTAACAATTTTTTTTACAATATTAGTAATTATATCATAAATATCTTTTCTTTTCTTATCCATTTTCTCAGAACTATCTATAATATTCTTAATTTTTTCTAAATCACTATTATTTTTAACCAAATATTTACTTAACTCAAATCTTAACCTATTATATGACTCATTCTCATACTCCATCTGATTAACTATCTCCATTCTTTTATCAGTTTCCATAATTCCCTCATATATTGATCTATTAGCATCATCATAATACTCTATATCTTTCACAGGTAAATTATCAGTAATATTATTTGATGGGTTAATAGGAACAATGCGTTCAGTATTTAATATTAATGCAACAATTTTATTATCTTTAGATAAAATTTTATATTTTGGTTTACAATTAATATCAGTCTTTTTATCAATCTCTTCCAAATTTTCTTTCAATCTTTTATAATCTAATAATTTAATTTTATCACTGTGTATCGGTTCAAGATATATAGATAAAGGACTCGGTAAAACAGGTAAATAAGTACCATTATTTAATAAAACACCAATGCATTTATTATAATAGTCAACTATTTGATTAACAATTTTAAGATTTGAGATAGACTTAAGTGCTTCCATAGTTTCAATTAATGTAAATTCTTTTTCTATTTCTGTATCATACTGAATATTATACTTCTTTTCATTATCTTTTAATATTCTTTTCCAATTAATAGATGGCATAGTAACACAATTATTTTTTAAAATTTGTAAAATATATGTTACATGTTTATCTACACTGGAGAATACTTTTTTAACAGATATTTCACCATCATCATACTTAACAAAATAAATTGGTCTATAATATTTTAAATATTTAATAATAAAGACTGTTCTTTTACTTCCAGTATAAAATTCTTTAATATTATAACCTACAGGACAAATAACAGATTCTTCTGTAAAAATAATAATATTTAAACCTTCAGGATATAATATATTTGGTCTGGATAAATAATCCCATAAATATGTTTCATCTATTTTTTCATTAGATTGAATAAATGACTTAAAATTATCAATTGCAGTCTCTTTTTTATCTTTAATATTAAATAATATTTCTAAAGCACCACCATTTAATGTTTTAAACAACTCAGGTGTTATCTTATCTACTAAATATTCCTTCAATTCATCCAATTCTATTTGCTTATCTTCAGATATAATATCAGCTATACAAGTCAAAAATGTTTGTCCATCTTTATATTCAACACCTTTTCTTAAATAACATGATTTATTAATAAAACCTTGCTCACATTCAAATCCAAAAATTTTTGATATTTCTGTAGGTAATAGACCATATCTACCTTCTTGTAAATAAGAAGTACTACCTAATATATATGATAGATTATCTTCAACATCTTTGTCTTTAACTTCTTCACCCAAACATTGTTTGTAATGTTTATATTTAGCAGAAGATTCAATATTTTGAGGTCTTGAAAAACAACATGGTAAACATAAATTATCTGGATGAACAGATGAAGAAAATCCTGGATATAATCCACTATCATATTTATCACTTTTATAAAAATTTTTTGTCAAAATAAATACATCATGATCTCCATTTGGACATGTACCAACAGTACATTCACCTTCAACAGTCATACGTTTTCTAACATCTTTAACTTTTTTGAATAAAATAGGTTGTTGACAATATGGACACCAAACTTTAGGGCAGATATAATAGTTTTGGGTTTTTGTAGTTGATCCATATTTAAGAGCAAAAGTGAAAGATTCTCTATCAATATTTGAATCATCTTCAGGATTATGTCTCATTACTATAGGTTGAATATCGTTATTAGCTTGACAAACTTTAGAATATTTTTTATATTTTTCGGAAGGAGTATTGTAATTAAATAATTTAGGATCATGTCTTTGTAATCTTCTCAAGAAATAACTTCTATCGTTACATAAATCTTTACATGTATCCAATTCAGGTAAAGGATCTTCACAACTCAATTTAATATTTGGATCAATTTCAGAATCATCAGCTAAACCTTCTTTATAATCTGAAACTAATTCTCCAGATTTTTCAAGTTCTTCCTCATTTTCATTACTCACAATTTTAAAATAATCTTCAGATTCCATATCAATTAAACTCATATTTTCATTCTCCAATTCAATATCTTCTAAATCAAAATCATCAATATCTTCAATATTTTCTAAACCTTCAATATTAATATCTTCATCTATATTTTCCAATGTTTCCTCAATTTCCTTTTTTTGTAATTTAATATATTGATTACTTGTTAAAATTAATTGACGGAAATCCTTATTTTTAATATATGATCTATCCTCAAACATTGATAATAATGCAATCACAAATTTATTAGCATTAACTAATAAATAAAAATTTGTTGCACCATTTACATGAATATTATTTTTATTTAAATTAATACAGGTTGCAATACCTGTTTGTTTCATTAAACTATAATCACTATACCCACCATGTCTTTTCTTAAAATCGCTTAATAAATATGTAGCTTCTTTAATCGTTTGATCATATTTTTCCACAATATAAGATATAATATTCATCTCACTTCTACCTAATTGCAACTGCTGATTAATTTCTTTATAAATATCATTCATATTGGTAAAATTACTCACTCTCTTATATAACAGTGTTATACGTGTTTCAGTCTGTTCTTTATCTAATTTGTAAGAGACAAATGGTGTAAATATTTTTGAAAAATTGTATAAATCATTGTGATTAATATTAGTTGATGGTGTAAAATTTGAAATCGTACTTAATGATAATATTTTAGTGTTCTCTTTAGTTTTAAGAACATTATGTTCCATTTTAGCCTCCGGTAATTCCATTTTACTCTCTAATGCATCACTCTTATTCATCATTTTCATTAAATCCGATAATTCATCAATATTTTTAATCACATCATGTATACTTGCGCCATATGCTTCTCTATAACTGGGATTAAAAGCTATTTTACCTTTTTCATTAATAGAAATATCTGAATAATATATATTATCTTCGTATTCATAAATTTTCATTTTAATTGTAATCTTTTTTGTCGCTTTTATATCTCCTAAATCTTTACTTCTACCCATACCAATCCAATCAATTAATTTACTTTCATCAATCTTTTTTTCTTGAATAGCTTTATCATATACTACGGAATATGGTTTTACCCATACTGGATCTTTGTATTTAATAAATGGCATTTGATAACTTAGATTTTTTCTTAAAAATGTAAATAATTTAAGTAAATCTATTTGATTACATGGACCTTCACCATTAATATGTATAATAGTATTAAATATATTACAAGAAGAAAATTGTTCTTCATCAATTTTTACAGTATTAACAAGATTAATAATTTTATTATCTCTTTCTATATTTTTTTTAACATCTTTATATTGAGTAAAAGATTTTGATAAATTTGGTGCAATAACCACTTCAGGCCAGTATTTTTTAATATATCCATCAAGTAATTTATCAGTAATTGTAGTAATTTTATGTTTTTCTAATCTTTTTATAAAATCTGTTAAATTTGATAAATAAATAATATATTCTTTATCATTCGTAATATCAATTGCATCATATAAAATTAAATTCTGATTAATTATATCATAATCATCTTTTGATAACCCATCTTTATCTACAAAATTATAATCAATCTCAACTTTACTATAAATAGATGGGTCTATTTTTATAATTTCATTTGTCTCTTTATTAACATAATGGTATCCTAAAATTTTATATTCTTTATCAGAAGGCTCAACCCATAATTCTTGGTTTTTTTCCAAAATAAAATACTTTTTTTCAGGATTACTTAAATAAAAGAATATTTTATTTTTAATATAATTAATAGAATCATCTAATCTGATATAATCATAAATAAATTTAATATCATTTGTAGTCCAAGACTTCCAATGTTTACTTAAATTCTTAACAACAGATTCTTCAGAAGAAGTAATATTTTTTTTGTCTTCTATTTTCTTTAATATTTTTTTAATATCATTATCTAATTCATTACCAACAAATGCATACAATTTATTGGTATTTTTAGTAATAATATGGTTAATAATTATTACAGGATTAGATAAATTAATTGTACAAGACATACTATATTAATATTAAATATTATTTTATTGATTTATATAACACAATTTATAATATTTAATAAATATTCATGAAAATTAGTTTAGTTTATGGCAAATAAATATTTTACCAATAATTGTAATTAGAATAGACAATATCAAGAAAAGTGTTAAATTGTATCTATTTCTATTTGTGATATTCATTCCGATCACATTCAATATTGGATCCATAACTGTATAATTATTTTTAGTCAAATATTTCTCCAACTTTGTTAAAATACATCCATTATTAATATAAAAGCTGATCAATTTGACAATTGTCCAAAAGAGTGTAAAATACAATATTTCAATATTATTTGTAAATATTATTATCAATCCAAATAAAATTCCAAAAAATCCATGTAAAAATATAATTAAATTACCAAGCATTATATTATTAACTATCATATATATATATATATGAGAAATAATAAAAATAATTTGGAAACATTAGAATTATTAAATCCCCACATTTTATTATCACAACTATCCAGATTGGCATATGAACCACCTAAAATGTTTTTCAATTCATTAAAATATGTCGATTTTAATCAAAATATACCTATCAATATTTACAATTATCGTGCTGAATTATCACCAAAAGCAGTCCAAAAAGTAGAAACATTTAATCAGAATTTAGCTAAGGAAGCGAAAAACCATAATTACCTTGTATCACCAGATGAGTATACGCATGGAACAATTAATTCTGATAAAAATAAGACAAATAATATAATAGGATACTATTTTACCAATAAACATGGTAATCACTGTTATATATTCAGTTATAAGGATAATATATATGTGACATTTAGAGGTAGTATGTCATGGACCAATTGGATGAATAATGCTAAAATTAAATTATTACCAATCACATCTCAAATATTGAAAAATAATATGTCAGCCAAATCGTGTAGTATTTTAGAGGGTGTGGAGGGTAAATTCTTTCAAGGATTTATGGTTGGATTGTTACAATTAGTAGATAGAATTCTATATGCTATCAATTTATTGAATAAAAATAATGATAAAAATATTTATATAACAGGTCATTCATTAGGAGGTGCTTTAGCAACCTTGTGTGGATTCTATTTAGGTAAAGCTTTATCACAAAATAAGATCAAGAATTCTGAAATTAGAATAGTCACCTTTGGTGCACCAATTGTTGGTGACTGCGAATTGTCCAATGAAATTAAAGAGCTGATAAATAAAAAAACAATATATTTAGATAGAGTCTATAATCAATTTGATCCTGTAACCATTGATGTAAATAAGATACCAGGTTTTGAACATGTTCATATAGGTTATAATAATTTTTTCAAATATAATATTCAAGGAACAGACGTAAATTTGAAAACAGCTGATATTACATCATTTATAGATGAACCATGGTTTAAAAAGTTGAATAAAAATATGTTAGCACATGGGTACTATATGGATGTATCATATATAGGAGTGATTAATAATTATTTGTATAAAGAAATTAAATTAAATAAAGATTATGAAATTACATGTGGTATGTATAATTGTCAATTGTATAGACAAGATTGTCAAAATTTAGATAAGAATATTGAAAATTTTATGATAAATATATATAATTGTAAACAAGTACAAAATATTATAAGTAAAAAAACATCGGGACAAACATCTCAAGAAGTTGAAAATAAACAAAAAACAACAACGGTTAATATAAACCCTGGATTTCACGTAGAACCAAATCATGAAGCATCTAAAAAATTATGCAACATTATTTAAAAAAAATTTTTAATTGTGTTCTTTGATCAAACTTTCTTTTTCCGCAAATAAATTTGACATGAAATTGCTTTCAGCAATTGAATGCAGGACAATAACCGAAGGTTATTTTCTGACATGAAAAAGTTTTTAAAGTGAATTATCATTCATAGGTGTATCAGTAATCATAATACCACAATATTTTTTAGGGTTACTATTATAATCTTCATGTTTATATAGACCAAATTTAATTGCATGTTTCAATAAAAATTTGAAGTTTTTCCAAAATTCACGCTTATGTCCAACAGATTTTGTCATAATATGAGCAATTTCGTGTATAGATACAAACATTAATGTATTTTCATCAATTAATTTTTCAGTATCATCACGCGCACGTAAACATAGAACAATTTTTTCACCTTTATTAACAGAATAGGAAGTGTATTTACTATTTTTAGCAGTTTCAGAAATACTTTCAGGATTGAATTTAATAATTAATCTATTAACAGCATCATTTTTAGGATAAACTTTTTTCAAATCATCACATAAATCCTCCAAATTTTTTCTAATTTTAGCTAATAAATTTGCTGCTTCTTGTCTATCATCTAAATTTCTAACTAAATAACGACGATTATCAAAAGTTGCAACTTCATAACCAACATCATTATATTTATTTTCAACATACATATATGCAATGATAATAATAAAAGATGCAATAACAATATTATGAAACTCCATTATATATTATATATCAAGTTTTTTTATTAAAACTTTGCACATTTTAATAAGAAATAATCAAAATTTATAATAGCAAAATTCTTGAAATTAATGCCGTCAATTGCAAATATGAATCACCACCATTAATCAAATTCATTTGAGTATCACCTATATAACTCAAAATTTGTAACTTTTTTTTATAATCCATTTCCAAATCTTTAACCCTTAAAAATATAATTTGCACAATATCTAATGAAGAATATCCACACTCTATTAACTCCTTCACTATATTATGTGCTTCATCAAAATTATTATTTAAAAACTCTTTAATCAATTTTTCAATAATCATATTATCTAGTTTATCAATCATATTATTAACTGTTTCTTCTGTTACTTCACTATATGTAGTAGCAATAGCTTGCAAATTGTTAATTGCACGACGCATATCTCCATTAGTGTTTAAAATTAATGAATATAATGCATTTTCTGTATATTTAATATCTTCCTCATCGCAAATTGTTATCAATCGTTTCTTAATAGATTCATCATCCAATTTATTAAATCTAATTACAGAACAACGACTTTGTATAGCTTCAATAATTTTTGAAGATGTATTACATGCCATCACAAATCTTGTGGTAGTTGCATGCAATTCAATAATTCTTCGCAAAGCTTGTTGTGCTGTAGAGGTCATACTATCAACTTCATCAAGGAAAATAATTTTATGACTACCTTCCGGTAATGTAATTTTTTTTTTACAGAATAGAGTAATCTTATTACGAATAATTTCTATACCACGTTCGTCCGATGCATTTAATTCTAAAAATGCATTAATAAATTCATTTTTCAATAACATTTTTGCTAAACATATAATACTTGAAGTTTTACCAGTCCCTGGAGAACCAGATAAAATCATATGAGGGATATTACCTTTTTGAGAAATAATTTTTAACTGTTTTATAATATTTTCATTACTGACAATATCTTCTAAATTGACAGGTCGATATTTTTCAACCCATGGCAACATATTTATAATATATATTTTAAATCTTTAAATATATTATAATGAATCCTAAAAATTTAATTATTCCATTTTTATCAGGTGGAATCTTAGTTGCAACTATTAAATATGTTGCAAATGTGGTAAAAAATCCAAGAATTGCAGCAGCAATAGGGGCATTTCCAATTGGATTATTTTCAATATATTTTTTAACAAATAGTGAGGTGAGTAGTTATAGTATAAATTACTTTGAAATGTTAATTATTTTATTAATTGTCTCAATGCTATTTATTTATCTATTTCATTATCTAAAAATAAATAAAAATACATCTTATATTTTATCAATTATTTCATGGATGATATTGACAATTTTTAAGCTAAATTATATCAAATAATTTTTATACTTTTATATTTTATACTAATGAATATAATAATTCATTTATTTTTGAATGATATCCAGCCATTGAATAATACATCATTTTAAATTTACCATATATTTCTTTATTATTTCTTAAAAGGTATTTAGTATATGTTATTAACTTCTTTTTATCTTTACTCATTACATTATCTAAATAGTGATGTACTTTACTAAGTTTTTCAAAACCATCCATATCTCTAACTTTAGCTTCAATTTCAACATCATCTATATATTTTTGGAAAACCCAATGCTTTAATTTTTTATCATCAATATTACGAATATCTGTAAATAAATAAGAACATACTCCAAGATAATTACTAATATGTATCACCTTATCAGATGTAATATTTTTAATTAAAACTGCAAAATCTATGTCAGACTCTTCCATTAGATTTGTCCCAGCAGAAAAACTACTTGCTGGTATAATTTTATAAGTAATATTTGGTATTTGTTTCAAACATTTATCTATATTTTTCTGAGATTTAGTTTGTATTTTCAATAACATTTTATTCTTTTTCTCTCTTTTTTCAAAATATTTATTTGCTTCACTACCATAATTATCTTTAACTACTTGTAAAATTTTATCCATTCCTTCATTCATACCTTTATACCTCTGTGCAACAGTTTTTTTTAAATTCCGTCTATAATTTTTATGAACCGTCTCATTGATTATATCAACTATACTATCCATGTATTTTATAATATATATATATATAAATTATATACTACTTAAAGAAATCAAAGAAATTAAAGAAATCAAAGAAATATATATTACTTTGATTAAGATGTATATTAATCTGAAATAAAAAAATGATTATAATATTTTATTTAGTAATAATATATTATAAAATGTCAAATTATGAAATAGATATTTCATCAATGTCGTTAGATGAATTAGTAATTTTATTAAATAATTTAAAACAACAATGTTGCATTTTAGATGATGCGTATATCGATCCAATTGAAGTTAATAAATTTAATATATTATTTGATAAAGTAGAAGAGAAGATATCTATTTTGAAAAAATAATTCATATCTATAAAAATTATAAAAAATTATAAAAATATATTATGCTTTCCTATTTCGTGGTACAGTATCTATTAAAAATACACCATAACGATAATCAATATTATCTTTGGTTAAATTTTTATTACCCTCTATCAGACTATTTATATGTAACATATGAACTGTTTCTATTAAATCCCTATGATTAGCACATCCAGATGTAGCAAAATATTCTCTCCAATCATTTTCAGTAATCGGTTTTTTTTCATTATCAAGATGTTCCCATTCCCAGTATTTAAGATAATAAATAGGGTATATATTGACTCTTCGACTAATATTCCGATTACTAATCCACTTTAAGTTAGGATTTTTATCAAAATGAATACTTTTCTTGAAAATATATTTTTGAATAATATTGTACTCATCCAACAGACTCAGTAATGGCTCTGTTTTTATTTTAATCATATATGTGTAAACATTTTGCAACCAGTAACTCTTCTTATACTCAATATCATTGGGAGAAGACCAAATATAGTTATTTATACCACAATCACAATTTGTCGAATTGTAAACAATTTGACAAGCATATTCGAGACCATCTATAATATGCTTGATCTTAACACTCTCTTTACAATTACTGAGTAACTCTTTTTGATGTTTAACAGATGCAATATAAATAATTTCATTATCTGTAAAAGGTGATTTTTTTGGTAATTTAAGATAAATGCGAGCTAATTCGACAGGTAATCTTTGTGAGTAATAAGTATTAATTACAGAAAGATCATCTTTAATTCCTATATATTTTACATGATAAGTATCGAGTTGTAGAATCTGTTCATTAAGTTGTTTAATGACTGCATAGATCTCATTTTTATCAAAAATGGAAAAATTATATTTATCACTGATGGCTTTAATCTTATGTTTTTTTCTGGATGTTTTATTAGACATCAGTGTATAAGGTATATAAAAATGCCTTATATACTATTCAAAAATAATCAATTTTTTATATCTTAATACCGGCTGATTTGGCATACTTTTCCACTGCTGGTTTAACAGTTTCATAGAGTGGGTTATTCCCAATAGAGTGTTTAATTGTAAATTTGAAAGGTTTTGCTTTCACAGTTTTGATGTAATTGATAAAATCTTTACTCTTTTTAGTTTTATCTAAAATTTTGCCAGCTTCAACTTCAATCTCTTTGTATCTTTTATCTAAGTCTTTGAAATTATCATGTTTCTTGGCTAATCTGTATTTAGCCATATATTTCTGTTTCATAGTTAAATTGGGGTTGCTCATAATTTTTTCTGTTTCTTTGGGTAAAATTTCTGGTACAATACGATTTATATATCTAGATAGATAGTAATATTTATTGTATTTTTCACCATCGATATATCGTAAATTACTAATAATATAATCAATTGGGTTCATATCTTCGGATTTAAGTTTACCATATTTATGAACTAAGTAACTGGCTAAAACAGCTTTGTAGAAATCTTCCTCAGTGTCATTAAATACCATAATTTCATATTCATGAGAGTTCATTTTGGGTGTCAGTTCAAAGAATTTAAGATTATTTTTTGTTGCATTAATTGCGATTTTAATTTTTTTCAGATATTTATCATGTGTCGAAGCAATAATATATGGGTAATACATAACTGTTAAATTCATCTTATTTTTTGTAATACAGTCCAATTCAGTATACTGTATATCTAAATTATTAAATTTTTCAACTTTAAAAGCACCATACTTATCAATAAAATAACACTCTTCCATTATAATATATTTCAAGAAAATAAATTTATAAGGTGAGATATAAAAATATCTCAAAAACTATGGACACAAACACGATATACTACCGCACCCCGAACAAAGTACAAATGCATTTTTCTGTTGAAAAAGGGGATGATCCTTATCAGATCCGTGCGATGTGCAACACTCGTTGCTGCTATTATTGTTTTTTATTTTACACATTTTCGTCAATATTTTTACATTTTCTTTTAAAAAAATATCTGTCATTTTTTATAAAATATATAAAAAATTGAAAGTTTATTTATATAAAATTTAATCACAGTGTATATATATATATTTATGAAAGCTATGATCGCCAGAAAGAGAAGGCAATTTGCCAATCGTTATAAAGTAATCTACGGTAGACAACCATTTAGACATGATATGGTATTTAAAGGAGATAAAAAGGAAAAATTAACTAAAAATGATGAAGACCCTTTATACACTATTAATTTTAATGATACTAATTATGTGATCAAACAAGTTGGAAAACATGGTGAAGATGAATGGGATGTAATTGTAAAAATGATCACCAGAAATCTTAAATGCCCCTTGATGATAGATTATTATGCCTGTATTAGATCCATGATCAATCACAAAAAATTCATTATGATGCGTCGTGCAGATACAGATTTAAAAGATTATTTAGTGGACAATAGTATTCAAGTTGATAGAAAATTTGTGGATAGATTGTTACCATTTGTATTTCAATTTCAACTGTGGTGTATCAATAATTTAAAATTGGTCTACACAGATATGAAATGTCGTAATATACTGTTATTATTAAATAATAAAAAAGATGTTATAAATAGTGATTTTGAATTTAGAATGGCTGATATAGGACTTATGGAGAATGCATATGATGATTATGATTTAGATGAAAAGATGTTGAATAACAATAATATTATCAATTTTATGTTTCCAAGGAGAGAATGTACCTATCAACAAGTAGGATTATTTGTAATAGCTATGTTAATTTTTGAAAGTTCAGTTATGCATATGAAAGCATATGGAGATAGTGATAATGAAGAATTTTCATCAGCCAATAGTTCCAAGAAGAGTTTGGAGGAAGAGTTGTTATCAGATTATGAAAAATTGAGTAATGATGTTGAAAGTGTACACAATTCTAATAATAGTGATAAAGATGATAGTTGTGAAAATGATAATAGTTATGAAAATGATGATAGTTATGATAATTACAGTGAATTTACAGATAAATCCGATAATAGTAATGAAGGATTTATAGGTTTATTAGATGGTAGACCAACTGATGACAATTTAGATTTAGTTTTAAGTAAATTACCACTATTTAGTGATGGTAGTGAAAAATACAATAAAGATTTATTGGAATTTTTGATAGATTTATTAAATTTCAAATACGAGACTGTTGAAGAGGCATACAATGTTTATTCGCAACTCAATCATAATGTTCAAATGTCATAATCTATTCTAATATAAATTTTTTTAAGATTTTATTAAAAATCTCAAAAAATATGAAAAAAAATATACTTAAAGTTAGCAATAGAAATTATATAAAATTCATATAAAAATGTTTCGCAAAAAATTGAATAAATTGCCAACTGACGATCTAGAAATACAAATAGTTGATTGGGCAGCATATGATATAGACGAAATAGATGATGATTTAGAAGATTCAGATGATTATAAAAAGAAGAAACCAACCGTAAAAATATTCAATATTAAAGCTTATGGATTGAATAAAGATGGACAATCTGTGTGTGTGCATATCAATGATTTTACACCATATTTTTTCTTTAAAATTCCACAAACATGGACTGAAACAAATTTGAAAAATTTAATGGTAGAATTGAATCAAAAAGTAAATTATTATGCAAGAATTGCCTTATTAAGTAGTGAAATTGTATTAAGAAAAGAGTTTTACGGTTTTACTAACAACAAGAAATTTAAATTTGCCAGATTGGTATTCAAAAATTACAGCGCATTTTGTCAATATAGAAGAGAACTCGATGATAAATCAATTAAATTGGATGGTAAATCGTACAAATTTCAATTGTATGAATCCAATATTCCTCCTCTTCTACGATTTATGCATTGTCGGGATGTGATTCCGGCTGCTTGGATAAAGATCAATAAAGGAAAGTATGATCATAAAGATATTACCAGATGTCAAATTGAAGTGAGTGCACATTGGAAAGATATCCACTTTTTAGACAAAAATGATATTGGTCCGATGGTAATTGCATCATTTGATATTGAATGTACAAGCACAGATGGTAGTTTCCCTGTTGCATCCAGGGCGGGGGATCAAGTAATTCAAATTGGAACCACAGTTCATAAGAATGGTGAGGATGAGTGTTTCTTACATCATATTGTGACATTGAAAACACCAGAAGAGATTAGTAAAGAGGAAGTGGATGCGGAGAATCTAATTGTTGAATATTATGATGATGAGCGCAGTGTAATTTTAGCATGGGCGAAGTTTATTGATAAACTGGATCCTGATATCATTACAGGTTACAATATTTGGGGTTTCGATATGTCATATATACATGAAAGAGTGAAATATGGTAATGGTGGCGAGACATTTGATTATAGTGAGATATTTTATGAGACGTTAGCAAGATGTAAAGATTTTGAGACCAAAGTTTATGATAGAGATACAGAATCTTATCATTTGAGGACATCAAGATATGTTGAACAGAAATTATCGTCATCTGCATTGGGTGATAACAATTTGAAATATTTTGATATTGAGGGAATGGTTGGAATAGATTTAATGAAAGTTGTACAGAGAGATCATAATTTAGATAGTTATAAGTTAGATCATGTAGCAGAAGTATTTTTAGGATTGAATAAGATTGATCTACCACCTCGAAAGATTTTTGAGAATTATGTGGATGGTTCTCCGGATAAAATTAAAGAGATTGCTGTTTACTGTTTGAAGGATTGTGTCTTGGTTAACAAGTTGATGATGAAATTGAATATTTTACCGAACAATATTGGTATGGCGAATGTCTGTTGTGTTCCATTGAGTTTCCTGTTTTTGAGAGGACAGGGTATTAAAATTTTCAGTTTAGTTGCTAAAGAGTGTAGAAGTGAAGGATTCTTAATTAAAGTCGTTAAATCAGATCCAAATGATAAGACAAGTTATGAGGGTGCAATTGTATTTGAACCAAAACCAGGAATCTATTTTGAGCCAATTGCAGTAAATGATTATGCATCTTTGTATCCATCATCGATGATTGCAGAGAATTTATCACACGATTCATTGGTCTGGGTGAAAATTTTTGATAATGAAGATAGATTGATGAAATTGATCAATGGATATGGAGATGTGATAGAAGAGTATGAGGATGGCAAATTGATTAAGAAGAAGGGTAAATTACAATATATAGATTTAGAAGATTATGATTATAATGAGATTAAATATGATAATTTTGAAAAATACGATGAGAATAAACATAAAGATGTACCTAAGAAGTATATTATACCTGCTAAACCAGATAATAAGGTACTAACGGGATACACAGTCTGTTGTTTTACTGAAAATAAAGATGGAAGTAAGAGTTTATTACCGCGAATTTTACAGAAATTATTAAAAGCACGAAAAGATACACGAAAGAGGATTGAGTATAGTACAATTAAATTGGAAAATGGTGCTGAGTATAGCGGTTTATTAAATGATGATAAAACAGAAATTATTTGTGAAAAAGAGGGTAAAGTTGAAATAGATCCAGATTCTATTATTGAGTGTAAAGATACTTTTACAGATTTTATGAAAACAGTGTGGGACTCACTCCAACTTTCTTACAAAATTTCAGCAAATTCTTTGTATGGTGGTTGTGGTAATAAGGTGGGATCAGTTGCTAATAAATACATCGCCGCATCATGCACTGCAGAAGGTCGTGCAATGGTAATGTTAGCTAAGAATAAAACATTAGAAAAATTTCCAGGAACAAAATGTGTATATGGGGATTCAGTAACGGGAAATACACCACTATTATTGAAATGTGAAGATGATACAGTTGAGATTAAAACCATAGAGACATTATGTGAAGAGTGGGATGCTTATGAAGAATTTAAGCCTTTTGATACTAATAGGAAAGAGAAGCAGCAAGGAAAAACAAATTATAGAGTTTGGACAGAAAATGGTTGGGCAAATATTAAAAGAGTTATTAGACATAAGACAAATAAAAAAATGTATAGAGTAAATACACATACTGGATGTGTTGATGTTTCAGAAGATCATTCATTATTAGATGTAAATAAAAATAAAATAAAACCAACAGATTGTAAAATAAATACTGAATTATTGCATTCATATCCTAAATTTGATGAATGTAAACCAATTAAATTCATAGAAATATATAATAAATTATATGAGATTGAAAAATTAACAAAAGAAGAAAAAGAAGCTTTTATATTTGGTTTCTTTTATGGAGATGGTTCATGTGGTTATTATAATTGTAAATCAGGAAATAAATATAGTTGGGCATTAAACAATAAAGATGATAAATTATTAAATAAATGTTTATCATATCTTAAAGATACTGAAAGTGAAACAGATTTTAAAATTTTAGATACTATAAAAAGTAGTGGCGTTAATAAATTGGTACCAAAGGGAAGTATCAAATATATGGTAAACAAATATAGAGATATATTTTATGATAAAGATAAATATAAAATTATACCCAAAAATATTTTAAATGGTAATAACAATGTTAGACTTCAATTTTTAGTAGGTTATTATGCAAGTGATGGAAGCAAATGTATTAATGAAAATACTAAATGTATTAGATTTGATAATAAAGGTAAAATTGGTTCAGCTCAACTATATTATTTGATGAAATCATTGGGATATAAATGTAGTATTAACACAAGAAAAGATAAACTAGATATTTATAGAATAACAGCCACAACTGGTAAACAAAGAAAAAACACAATAGCTATTAAAAAACTTGAAATTATCGATTTTGATAGCGGAAACAATTATATTTATGATTTAGAAACAGAGACAGGAACTTTTCACGGAGGAGTTGGTGAGATTGTATTGAAAAATACTGATTCTGTGTTCATTTCCTTCAAAGACTATATAGCAGAAAAACATCCAAATGAAGAAATGACAGAATATAGAAAAATGGAATTAACTGCAAAATATTGCGCTGAAGCGGCTGAATATGTGACATCTTGTTGTAAACCGCCCCAATTCTTGGAATTCGAAAAATTATTATACCCCTTTATCATTTTCAGTAAGAAAAGATATGTGAGTAATAAATATGAGGGCTCTATTACAGAATATAAGCAAAATAGTATGGGTATTGCACTGAAACGGCGAGATAATGCACCTATTGTTAAGGATATTTATGGTGGTGTTATCAAAACAATTTTGAATGAACGAGATATTGATAAGGCGAAACAATTTTTCAAAGATGAGGTGAATAATCTGTTAGATGGTAAGGTAGATATTAAACGATTAGTCATTACCAAGAGTTTAAGAGGTAATTATGCCAATCCTACAACAATTGCACATAAAGTGCTGGCTGATAGAATGGGTGAACGTGATCCCGGTAATAAACCAATGCCAAGTGATAGGATTCCATATTGTTATGTAGACGCAAGTAATTTGAAATGTTACAAATGTGGGGAGGGTAAATTGAATGTGGATAATTGTAAATGTGTAAAATGTATGAAAATGTTTTGCAGTAATCATTTACACAATCACCGACAAATTTGTAAGAAAATATGTAGATTTTGTAAAAAGACTAAACCTGTCAGTGAAATTAAGGAGTGTCAGACATGTAAAGGTTGGTATTGTAAAGATGATATGATAAAACATACCATTAGAACTGATAAATATAAAGTTGAACATTTTGATAAATGTAAGAAGCCATTGCAGCCAAAGATTTTGCAAGGTGATATTCTTGAACACCCAGACTACATTAAAGAGAAAGATTTGGAAATTGATTATAAATACTATTTAGATCATCAAATTGAAAACCCTTGTATGCAACTGTTTGCTTTAACAATGGATAATCCACAAAGTTTGATTGCGAGTGCCATTAGGAAATATAATAATAAGAAGAGTGGTAATCAGGATATTTCCAAATGGTTTCAAGTTATGGCGGCACCGAAAGAAAAAAAAGATAATATAGAAAGTGGTAAAAAAGTAGTATTAAAAATTAAAAAAAATGTAGAAAATGATTCACAATCAATTACACAATATATAAATACATCATCCAATAATGTTGAATCTAATAATGTTGAATCTAATAAAAATGTAAAAATTTTATAAAAAAAAATTGAAAAATATTTTTCATTCATAATTATTTACAATTAGGGGAACAAGGTTCCCCGAACGCTCCTTTAGCTCAGTAGGTTAGAGCACCGTGCTTATAACGCGGGGGTCACAGGTTCGAGCCCTGTAAGGAGCATTTTATAAAAAATTGAATTATTTTACTATGAATAACTCTATATACATCAAAATGAATAATCTTAAAATAAAATATAAATATAATTGGTATAATAAACAATGTCGTTGTAAATATCTTGAAAGTATGAATTTATCATTAAATTTTTGTAGATATATAGATGGTCCACATGATTGTATACATAAAATAAAAAAATGTAGAAAAGTTGATTTATGTGTAGATCCTCTTGTAGAAAATATTCCTAAAAATGCGATTACTATACTTAATAATGATGGTACATATATTATATTTTGCACGCGATGTTATAGTAAATAAATATCTAAATTTTTATAATATAAAAATTGAATGTACAAATTATTTAAAAAATATATATCTATTATAACATAATGGATATATATACAGATCTTGGTTTAAGTGGTCTTATGAACATGGGTAATACATGTTATTTAAATGCTGCTACACAATGTTTAAGTAATAGTTTAGAATTAACAAATTATATTATTTCTGGACATAGTAAAGAAGATGTAAATAAATCTAATAAAGAGGTAAAAATGTATAAAGAATATAAAAGATTATTGAATGGAATTTGGGAAGATAATTGTATTATTAAACCAATTTCATTTAAAACTGTATTAGGTGAATTTGACGAAAAATTCGATAATAATGAACAACATGATTCTCAAGAAGTTTTATCTAAATTAATAGATCTATTACATATTTCACTTTCTTATGAAGTTAAGATGACATATCGTGGTACGATTAAAAATGAATTAGATAAAATGGAGGTTAAATCTTTGAAAACTTGGAGTAATCATTTTAAAAAACAGTATTCAAAGATATTAGAGATATTTTATGGTCAATATCATTCTAAAATAATTTGCCTTAAATGTAAAAAATATTCAAATAATTTCGATCCATTTTGTCTTATATCTTTGCCAATTACATCAAAATGTTATAGTATTTATGATTGTTTAAATGAATTTAGTAAATCTGAAGTTTTAGATAGTGATAATCAATGGAAATGTGAAAAATGCGAACAATTAAGCAATGCACAAAAAATTATTACATTTTGGAAGTTACCTAAAATTATGATAATTGTATTAAAAAGATTTAATTATGGTCTTTCTTTATCAAAAATTAACCGTAAAATTGAATTTCCATTAGACAATTTAGATTTAAGAAATTATGTAGATGGTTATCATAAATATGAAAGTAATTATGAAGCATTTGGGATAATTAATCATATAGGTAATTTACATTTTGGACACTATTATGCTTATTGTAAAAATACTAATGGTAATTGGTATAATTATGATGATGAAGATGTAAAATTACTGTCTAATATAGACATGGATAATGCTTATGTAATTTTTTATAGGAAGAAAGAATAAAATATATATTTATAATATATAAATGTCTTATACATATAGAATACCTAAAGTTAAAAATAACACAGGTGGTGTTGAAAAGTCTAATAATCTAATAAATAATATGAGTCAAAAGATATCTGATATTTTTAAAAATAGTAAGTCTAATACACCAAATATTTCTAAAATTCCTAATACATCAAATGTTCCTAAAAATTCAAGTAACAGAGCCAATAAATCTATTAACTTTAAATCTAAATTTAAAAATATTTCTAATACTGTAACTACTCAAGTTTCCGATTTTAATTGGAAACATATTCTTCTTATTATTGTTATAATTGTACTTATTTTCTTGGTGATTCTTATTTTAAATTATGTTTTAGCAGATTGTTATCAAAAGAAAAATTTAGGAGAATATTTAATAGATGGTGATTTTGATCCATGTAAAACTAAATATAAACCATCTACTTATAAAGAAAGAGTTCGTGAACATGAAAAAGAAGTATTTCATATTGCTAATCAAGATTATACCTATGAACAAGCTAAATGTAAATGTGAGGCTTATAACGGTAGATTAGCAACTAAAGATGAAATTATTAAAGCATATAATAAAGGTGCAGAATGGTGTTCTTATGGTTGGTCTGAAGGTCAAAATGCATATTATCCAACACAAAAATGTACTTGGGATAAATTACAAGAAGGTGATCCTGCTCATAGATTAGATTGTGGTATGCCAGGAATTAATGGAGGATTCTTTGCCAATCCTAAATTAAAATTTGGTATTAATTGTTATGGTATTAGACCAAAAGGAGAAGTTGTCAAAGAAAAAGAACCTGTATGTAAGGGTGGTAGTTTTTGTAAAATGAAGACTAATTATTTTGCATCTCATAAATTAGGAACAGATGAAATTTCACCATTTAATAAAGATCAATGGTCACAATTTGGATAATTAGATAATTATTCCTGGAAATTCTTGACGTAATATATTTAAATTTTGAACAATATTATTGGATGGTACTTTTGTCTGAATTCCATTTTTAATAGAATTATTAGTATCATGTACTGTCCTGATATATTTTACATTATTAATACTAATACATTTAGTTAAATTATTCCAATGACTATGTTGATGACTATATATACCATATGGAAATTTTTGATATTTATTAACATATTGTATTAATGTTAAACCAATTGCTAATAATGATCTATTTACGATAGAACATTTTTTATTAATAGGATTAAAATAGTATCCTTTATTTAAAGTTATTACATTATTAATATAGTTTAGTTTCATATAATTACTGATTATATCTGTAAAATTTTTTGTAAAGGCATCATCATCATCTAATCTGGAAGTTGCAATAATTTTAGTTTCAGGTTTTATATATTTTTCAAGATATTTATTATGTAAACAGGTACGTAAATTTTCATTAATTTTATGATCAAATTCTTGTATTTGTATAAATTCGTGGTCATCAATTAGTTCATAAAGTTTATTTTTCCATTTTTCAGGCATATTATCTGTAATATTGATAATAACAGTAACATTATCTTTTTTAATTTGATTAGTTAAAGAAGGTAAACATATATTTTCAAATAATTTAAATCTTTTTTCCAATCTATCATTATTTAAAGTGTATTCCATTTTTTGTAAATTACCTTTTGCGAATGCTAAGCTGAATCTTATAATAATAAAGTGTTGATATGGTTGTATAATATTATTATTTTGAGGAGGTGTTTTTTTGATAATAATTTTATTAGTTTTTTTAGGAATTGGTTTTTTTAAAAATGGTTTTTTAAACATATATTTATATAAATATATTTATAATTATAAAAATACTTAAATTTTTTATCATATAATATTATTATAAAAATGTGTGGAATTATCGCATATCTTAGTGAAAATCAAGAAGCTATCCAATATTTAATTAATGGATTAATAATTTTACAAAATAGAGGTTATGATTCATCTGGTATTTGTACTCTTGATAAAAATAATCAGTTAATCACAACTAAATATGCAAGTACTGATAAAGAATCAGCTATTAAAATGCTTGAAAAAAATAATGATATACATAAAAATCATAATATTGGTATAGCACATACACGTTGGGCTACACATGGTCCAAAAACTGATTATAATGCTCATCCACACATTGATTGTAAAAATCGTATTTCTTTAGTTCATAATGGTATTATTGAAAATTATAAAGAGTTAAAAAAAATGCTTTCAGAAAATAATTTTACTTTTTCATCTGATACCGATTCTGAAGTAATCGCAAATTTAATCAGTTATTATCTTGATAAATATGATATTTTAGAAGCATTAAATAAAACAATGAACAAATTACAAGGCACATGGGGATTAGCTATTTTATATAATCAAGATCCAAATCATCTTTATATTTGTAAAAATGGTAGCCCATTATTAGTAGCATATGATGATAATTTTGTAATAGTTGCATCTGAATCATCTGCATTTTCACAACATACAAATAAATATATAGTCTTACGTGATAATGAAATTATTAAATTAGGGGCAAATAGTAAAGATCAATTAATAGATTATGAATATAAAACAATAGAGAATGTAGAAGATATTAAATTAACACCTGATCCTTATCCACATTGGATGTTAAAAGAAATATTTGAACAATCAGAAACAGCATTAAGATCAACTAATATGGGTGGTAGAATATTAGATAATTATAATGTTAAATTAGGTGGTTTAATGAATCATAAAAATGATTTAATAAAAGTTAAAAATTTATTAATAGTTGCAAGCGGTACATCATATCATGCTGGTTTATTAGGTGCTAAATACTTCCGAAATTTAAAATGTTTCAATACTGTTAGTGTGATTGATGCTGCTGAATTTGTTGAGAATGATATCCCTGAAGATTATCCAGGAATGATAGTATTATCTCAATCTGGTGAAACAAGAGATGTGTATAGTGTTATTAAAATAGCTAAAAAATGCAATATTATAATTATTGGAGTAGTTAATGTAGTAGGTTCTTTAATTGCGCGTGAATCAGATTGTGGTGTTTATTTAAACGCAGGTAGAGAGGTAGCTGTTGCATCAACCAAAGCATTTACATCACAAGTTATAATATTAGCTTTAATTTCTGTTTGGTTTTCACAAAATAAAAATGAAAGTATGAAAAATAGACAGAAAATGATGATAGATGATATTCGTAATTTATCACTTAAATTTACTGAAATAATCAAAAATATTTCACAAATTGTTCCAGATAAACTAATATTAAAATTAAAAGATAAACAACATATGTTTATCTTAGGTAGAGGATTAGCACACCCTATTGCTTGTGAAGGTGCGCTGAAAATAAAAGAAATATCATACATTCATGCAGAAGGATATCCAGGTGGTGCACTTAAACACGGTCCATTTGCCTTGATTGAAAAAGGCACACCAATTATAATGATAATTTTAGATGATGAATATTCAAACAAAATGCACTCTGCAGCAGAAGAAGTTAAAGCACGTGGTGCTTATGTGATAGCAATAACTAATTTTAAATTAAATAATAAAACTGTATATGATGAAATAATTACTATTCCTGATTGTGGTGGAATGACATCTTTATTAACAGTTCTTCCAATGCAATATATGTCTTATAAATTATCACTTGCATTAAATTATAATCCTGATTATCCACGTAATCTTAGTAAAACAGTTGTTGTAGATTAAATTATTATAATAAAATAGTAAATACTTTAAGTCATACTATTATTTACATCATCTGTAAAACCTTCATTGTAAGATGTATCATCATATGGTTCAGTATCAGAACCACTATTTGATTGATTTGTGTCATCTTTTGTATCATCATTTGATGTTTCACTGTTTGACGTTTCATCATCTGATGTATCATCATTTGATGTATCATCATTTGTTGTATAATTTAGAGTGTCCTTACGATCATTAGTATGAGTATCTGAATTACTGCTACTATCACTGCTACTATCATCTACATGAATATCTTTATTATTAAAAGTGCAAAAAAATTTAAAAAATAGAAATAAACTCACAAAGAATGAAAAATATGTCATATAGTAGAGGTTATTTTCAGATACTTGTTTTAATAAAAGGCTGCAATTATGAGCATTATTAAAAAAATCGTTTACAAGTTTACCATCGTCCAGAATAAATAACATTATAATATGGTGTATTTATATTTCTTATAAAATTATTCAATTTTTTATTTTTGTAAATTTCTGACTTCTTTCAACAATTTTTTTGCACTCATACATTTTATTTTATTATATTTTTCTTGATAATTATATTTAGAATTTTTGAAAAAATGTTTTTCCGCATTATGATTCCTTAAACTATCTTCTTTAGAAACACTATTTTCTATTTTTAAGTAAGAGGAACATTTACAGCAAAAGATGTATGTAAAGTCGTCATTTACTTTATGTTTTTCATTCAAATGATTTTCAATATCATAATATTCAAAATCTTGATTGCACCAACGACATGTATGTAAATTTTTATATTTTTTATATGAAGATGGTGTATCTTTTTTGAATTTTGTTTTATTATTTATATTATCTTTTAATTCAATATTTTTTCCTGGATCTGGTAATTTAGCATTTTTTGTTACAATTTCTGCCCATGATATTTTCATTTTATAGTATAAAATCAATAATATTACAAAAATATTCAATTTTTTATAATGACTGACAAAAAAAAATGATTTATTAAAAATATTTAAAAAAATATTGATATTATTATATAAAATATCATGCCCGAATCTAATGAACTACTTTTGCGCGAAAACCCTAACAGATACGTAATTTTCCCTATTAAATACCAAGATATATGGAATATGTATAAAAAACATCGTTCTGTAGATTGGAATGTAGAAGAAATTATTTTAACAGATGATCGCCCACATTGGGAAAATAAATTAAATGATGATGAACGCCACTTTATTAAGAATATTCTTGCATTTTTTGCTGGTAGTGATGGCATTGTAATGGAAAATTTAACTTCTCGTTTTAGCAATGAAGTCCAAATTCCAGAAGTCCGAATGTTTTATGCATTCCAAAATATGATTGAGGGAATTCATAGTGAAACTTACAGTCTTTTAATTGATACTTATATTACTGATCCTAAAGAGAAAGATCATCTATTCAGAGCTATTGAAACAATCCCATCTGTCGCAAAAAAAGCTAAATGGGCATTAAAATGGATTGAGGATGATCAATCGTCATTTGCCACACGTTTGGTAGCCTTTGCCGCTGTGGAAGGTATCTTTTTCAGTGGTAGTTTCTGTGCAATTTACTGGTTAAAGAAGCGTGGTTTGATGCCAGGTCTAACATTCAGTAATGAATTAATTAGTCGTGATGAGGGATTACATACAGATTTTGCATGTCTCTTATACAGTTACATTAAGAATAGGAGATCTCAGGAGGAGATTCATGAAATGTTTGAAGAAGCTGTAGAGATAGAGAAAGAGTTTATTAATGATTCTATTCCATGCCGTTTAATTGGTATGAATGCTGAATTAATGTCTCAATATATTGAATTTGTGGCAGATAGACTTTTGACACAATTAGGTTATGAGAAGATATGGAATTCAACCAATCCATTTGATTTTATGGAATTGATTTCTTTAAGAGTGAAGGCAAATTTCTTTGAGCGTCGTGTTGGTGAATATCAATTGGCAGGTGTTGGTAAAACAACAGAAGAACGTAATTTAGAAGAGGTAGATGATTTTTAGTGATTTAACAATAATATTGTTATCAGTAAGAATATTATAAATGTATGTATATAGTCTTTATTTCTGCTAATATATATAATTTTTCTTGGTTTAGGTTTAGGTTTAGGTTTTTGTATTTTAGTTTCCCTAACATTATTAAATTGTTTATAATCTATTTCTTTATTTTGTGCATTCATCGTATTAAAATATGAATTTCTTTCCATAGAAAATGATTCGGGATTTGTAGAAACTCCTTGATTATTCATTGGTTGTTGATTCATTTGATTATTCATTGGTTGTTGTTGTGGTAATTGTTGATACTGTTGTATAGAAAATGGTTCTTGATAAGATGCATTTTGTAAAGTGTCATAAGATGGTTTCATAAAAATAGGTGTGCCAAGATTGCTTGATGATGAATAATAGACATCATTATAGAATGGTATATCGGTTATTTGAGATGGCCAGAATGTATCTACATTAAGTTGGTATTGTGAATATTTGTCTTGAATATAGTTGCTGGGTGCAAAAGATCTTTGAAAATTGGTAGTAGGACTAATAATTTTGGTAGGTAATTTATTATTTATATAATTTGCCATATTCTATAAAATATAGAGATATAAAAAATAATATTTAAAGATTTTTTTATGTTATTATAAGTATGGTTGAATATAATAATATACATATTAAAAAGGGGTTAAATAAATCAAAAAATACAAAGTTAGATAACTTACAATCTAATGAAATTTCATTCCAAACTCACATTCAAACGTATCTTAATTCAGGAAAATCAGATCCATTTGAAATAGAAATTAATGAAGATTCAGGTAAAAGTGTATATAATTTCATTAGATATGAATTTACAATAACTCCATTAGAAAATAATAAAAATATATTAATGTTAAGTAATATTGAAATTGGAAAAAGCTCATGTTATGCAAGTAGTATAATTGGAACTATGTGGCATTATATTAGTAAAGATATTGATAAAAAAGAGGGATTGAAAATTGTAAATCATCAACGTGTTGGTAATAATTTTAACAGCGAAGTAATATATGATTTAGAGAACAATATAATTTTACAAGATGCATATTTAGGAGATAAATATGATGATTTTGCAGATGATTGGTTTAGTAATTGTGTCTTATATGATTTTCAGAATGATCCACCTCTATCTGATTATGGTAATTAATAATATTTTTATAAATTATTTATTATATTTTATAAAAATTATAATGATAATACTATTTAAAGTTTTAAGAGTTAATTACACTAATTATGGTAAAAAAAAATAAAATACCTATTTGGAAACAGTACATTGATATTCAAAATAAATATTTAGAAATTTATGGAGATAGATGTATTTGTTTTATGCAAGTAGGTTCTTTTTATGAGATTTATTCTCTTAAAAAAGAGGGATATATGAAAGATGCATGTGATATTATGGGTGTTATTATTACTCAGAAAAATATTTCTGGTAGTGATATAAATCCATATATGGCTGGTGTACCAGATCATGGAGTTAAAAAATTTTTAGATAGATTGGTACAAGAAAATTATACTATTATTATCATAGATCAGATAGGTTCAAAAAATAGTAAAGGTGAGTATGAGAAACGTGATATAACAAAGATAATTAGTAAATCAAATATGGATGTATTTTTTGAAGTAAATGAGAATAATGTTACTTCTAATTTGTTATCAATTTACATGGAAGAGGAAAAAACATTGCAGAATAAAATGGTTATTACTGTTGGTTTATCAGTGATAGATTTAAGTACAGGTATTAATTATATATATGAGATTAATTCAGGTAAACATAATATTTTTGAGGAAATGTATAGATTTATTGAGAGTTACAATCCAAGTGAGATAATTATACATACTAAAAAATTAGTTTCATTTGATAAACAAGATATTTTAAGTAGAATAAATTTAAGTGATCGTCAATACTATTATAATTTTTACGATGATAAATCAGTATTTTTAAAAATTTCATATCAAGAAGAATTTTTGAAAAAGATATTTACCAATACAGGTATGCTTAATACAATTGAGTATTTAGATTTACAATTTAAATTATATGCTTTAAATTCTTATATTTTGTTATTACAATTTGCATATGAACATGAAACAAATATTATAAATAAAATTAGAAAACCAGAAATTTATGAATCTAATAAACATTTAACACTATATAATAATGCACTTTATCAATTAGATATTGTTAGTTCAAATATGACAAAAAATAAGTACAATGGTAAAATTAAATCATTATATGATGTAATCAATAATGTTTCAAGTGCTATTGGGAGAAGAGAATTAAAAAATAGGATACTTAATCCTATTACTGATATTAATAAATTAAATAAAAGTTATCAAATGGTTGATATTATGTCTGATAAAATAGGAATATATGAAAATAAGTTGAGGGATATATTGGATATAGAGAGACATCATCGTAGATTAACACTTAAAATTTTACAACCAAAAGAGTATGCAAATATTAGTGAATCATATAAAAATACGTTAGATTTGTTAAATATGTATCAAGAAAATTTTGCGGATATGTTGGATATTAAACAGTCTGATATTAAAATGTATAATGAGTATTATGATGAATATATGAAAATATTTAATATAGATGAGATGATTAATCATAATATTAAAAATATTAATAAATCATTTTTCAATTATGGTTTATATGAAGATATAGATAATGTGCAAGATAAAATAGATGAATGTTTTAATTTTTTTGATAATATTTTAAAAAATTTCATTCAATGGATAGATGAATATGAGTCTAAAAGTAATAAAAAATATAGTAAAACAAAAGATTTTGTAAATTTAATATATCAGGAAAAACAAGGTAATAAAATGGGAACAAAAAGGGAGGGTGAATATTTTTTCACTTTAAATAAACGTCGTGGTGATATTTTAAAACAGATATTAAAAAATAAGAAGATAGATGGATATAAATTTGAAACACATACTAAATCAGAAGTAAAAATTATTTCAACTGAAATAAAAGAAATGTCTGTAAAATTGACAACATTTATTAATGAAATAGATGATTTAGTACGTGATAAGTATTTAGAACTTTTAGAATATTTTGATAAAAAATATAATTTTAACCCTATTTTTAAATTTATTGGAGATATAGATGTAATTAAGTCTTATGCTAAAACAGCTATGTCATTTGGATATTGTAGACCAGAAATTATAGAAAATGATAAAAGTTTTATTAATGCAAAAGATGTACGTCATCCAATTGTTGAAAGATTAGCAATTAATAATAATTATATTCCAAATGATGTTAACTTAAGTTCAGATAAAATTGAAGATGGAATGTTGTTGTTCTCATTAAATGCAGGTGGTAAATCATGTTATCTAAAAAGTATTGGATTGAATATAATCTTGGCACAAATAGGTTGTTATGTGGCGGCAAAAGAGTTTAAGTATAGCCCATATCATCATATTTTTACACGTATTAGTGGAGATGATAATATCTTTTATGGACAATCTTCTTTTGCTTTAGAAATGAATGAATTACGTTCTATTTTAACATATGCGAATCAAAATAGTTTAGTACTTGGAGATGAAGTTTGTAGAGGTACGGAGACAACATCTGCATTAGCAATAGTTTCATCAACATTGAATAAATTTTCAAAAAATAGAACAAATTTTATTTTTGCAACACATTTGCATAAATTAAGCGAAATGAAAGTAATAACCAATCTTAAAAATATTGGCATTTATCATTTAACAGTTAATGTAACAGATGATAAGATAGTTTATGAAAGAAAATTGAAACCTGGATCAGGTGAATCTATTTATGGTTTAGAAGTAGCAAAACATCTAATTAATGATAAGGAATTTATAGATCTTGCATATGACATTCGTAATGAATTATTAAATATACCAGAATATGTGCTTCAACCTAAAAGTTCAAAATACAATTCTGAATTATATGTAGATAAATGTGAAATTTGTGGTAAAACATATAAAGATGAACAGTTAGATGTACATCATATACTTTTTCAATGCAATTGTGATGAAGAAGGAATGATTGATCATATAAAAAAGAATGATAAAAGTAATTTAGTGGTATTGTGTAAGGAGCATCATATTCAAGTTCATAATAAAGATTTAGAGATTTATGGATATCAAGATACAGAAAACGGTTCTATCTTATCTTATAAATTTATAGATAAAATAGAATATGATAATAAGAAGAAAAATAGATTAAAATACAATGAAGATGATATTAAGTTAATTAAACAGTATAAAGATAAACCGTTAAATTATGTGATTAAAAAATTAAATGATGATTATAATATAAAAATTAGTCGCACTACATTAAATAAAATAAATAATGGTACTTATGGCAATTAATTATTAATAATTTTAAGTTTTCTGGTACCGTTGTTATTATTTGGCAAACTATCAGCAAAATCTCCTAAATTTTCAAGAACATTCATAGAGTTTTGAAGTGTATCACTATTTTGTGAATTATTTTGTGAATTATTTTGTGAATTATTTTGTAAATTATTGGTGGAAGATGATAAATTATTACCAACATCTGGTTGATCAGAATGTTTGAAGTTTACAAAATGCTTAATATCTTGGATCTCTTGAAATAAAGCACTGCAAATATTGTATAATCTATTAATATTTTGGTTAATAACTCTTTGATTAACTTTAAGTTCAACTATACTTTTAGTTTCTTTTCTTTCCATTTTTATAAATTATTCTTCTAAATTATTTATAAATTATAAACGAAAAGCTTTTTTACAAAAAAAGCTTGACCAAAAAAGTACAAGTCTTTATTAAAATTTATTAAAAGCTTACTTCTTTGACCAAACTTTTAATACCGTAACTAAATTTGATATTTACTGATAAGTTAAAATTTACATATTTTAATAAGACTTGCACTTTTTTGGTCAAACTTTTTTTATAAAAATTTGTTTTTTGGTAAAGCTTTTACTGTCAGAAAATAACCTCCGGTTATTGTCCTACATTCAATCGTCTGCGACGATTTCATGTCAAATTTATTTGTGTCATAAAAAAGCTTAAAGCTTTGCTTAAATGGATGTTGAAATTTTATTAATTATTTTAGTAACATTTTCATCCTTTTCCAATAATATAGTATCAATTGCATTAATAGTATATGTAAATTCTTCATCTTTATCTTTTTTTTCTAAAGCTAATAAAAATAAATTATTTACTATTTCAATTTCTTCATCTTTCCATAAAGTTTTAAAATAGTTATTATCATGATCTTCATGTGTAATAGTAATTGTTTCAACATTGTTTAATTTGTTCTGTATTAATGTGATATAATGGGAAATAGAGTGACAAACTAAATTAGAATCGCCTACTTTAGTATTCTTCATGATGTAAGAATGTTTTAATTTGATTAATCCTTTAATTGCTAATCTAAATATATTTTCAACTGCCTTATTATCTTGAGGATTATACCATAAAATAGCTTTCTCAATTGGATTACACAAGTTGTGTAAATCAGCTCTACCATCACCATAAGTCCATCTTACTGGACCTTGTAAAATATTTGGTGGTTGAAAATACATCTTATTATTTGCAATACTAATTTTTGTACAATCTTCTTTAAAAATTAATAATCCTAATCTTACTATACAACTTAAAGGATCAAGTATTTGTTTATTGGAGTCTTGGTTCATAAAAGAGTTTATAACAGATTTAGTACCAAGAACACCATATTTTAGAATCGTAAAATTGTCCATTATATAAATATTATAAAGATTTATTTAAATAATGTAAAAAAAATTGAATATAAAAATATATAAAAATAATATATAATTATAATTATAAATGATCATACCTATTAGATGTTTTACATGCGGCAAACTTATTGCACACTTATGGGAAAATTATCAACAACAATTACAAACCGAAGTTAACAAATTAACTGAAAAATATCAAGAAACTGTTGATGATCAAACAGTTAGATCTATTGAATCAAATATTTTAGATCAATTTGGTTTAAAGAGATACTGTTGTCGTCGAATGATATTATCCCATGTGGATCTATCTGAGAAAATCTAAGAAGCTTTCTTATCCACAAATAAATTTGATATGAGAAAGCTTAACCAAAGAAACAGATTTTTTATCGCAAATAAATTTGATATGAGAAAGCTTAACCAAAGAAACAGATAAAAGTGATTTATTATTCTTCTATATCATTTTTATATTCTATTTCTTCTAATATATTTTTATTATACATATTATTAAAAATTTTTGTATTATTTTTAATAAATTCTGTTAATTCATAAGAGCATAAAGATTTATCAAAAATAGTTAGATAATTATCTTCACAATATTCTTTAAGTTCCATAAACATATTATCAAAATTTTCACTATTTTTAATATAAAATTCTTCATTAGTTTCTTCTTTAATTATATTAATTTCTTCAGTTGTTAATTTATTATTTGTTTTATTCATTATTACTCTAAACGAAAATATTTAAAATAAGTATTTTCCGCATCATAATAGTTTTCATCTGAATAATCATCTGAATAATCATCTGAATAATCATCTGACAATTGATTAAATAATGTTTTACATTTTGTTGAATTTTCATAAATAAATTTCACAAATTTCTCATATAGTATATCTTCATTCTTAATGCAAGTTTTATCTATATCATTAAGATTGTTTCTAAAAATATAGTATAAATTGTTAATATGTTTTTCATAATATTTTTTCCAATCTTCAAAACTCAAATTATTCATTATATTTTATAAATATAATAGATAATATAAAAATAGAATTTAATCTTTCTTCCTATTATTTATTCTTCTTATAATCTCTTTCTCATTTGTCTCACGATCTTTGTATAAAAATTCTACAACCTCTGTTGCTTTACTCTTACTCTTAAAATATTGCTCTAATCTCTGTTCTATATATGCTTTAGACATTGGTACTGTGGTTTTAGAAACTGCATATTTTAGCTTACCATTACTAATATTGATTGGACAATCTTGTAAACTTTCAGTCTTAATATATATCATAAGATCTTTGCCAGTTTTATCTTTCTCTTTTTTAAGCTCGCGAATAGCTTCTTGTCCTTGTTTAATTTTATTATCTATAGAGACGTATTTGACCACTTTATTTTGAAAGTCTTGTGAAACTTGCATAGATTTATATTATAATGCATATATTTTTAAAAATATAAATCCGCATTAAAATATTAGTTAATTATATATGGAGAAAGAATTTTGTTATAAAAATCATCATAAAATGAGAGAGATACATAAATTTCTTATTTCTGATAATGGTAAAAAATATTTTAAAAATAGAGTGAAAATGCTAAAAGAGGGTGAAAGTAAAAAAATAATGCTTACAATTTTTGAGAAAAATTGGAAACAATATGAAAAATTAATTGATATAATTCAGAAATTATGTTTGAATGTAAATAAACATAAATTGTCTAATAAATCTGTACAAAAATATGTAGATGAATTATATAAAGTTTTAAATAAAATACACAATTATAAGCAATTGCACAAATTTATTTATAAGTTATTGGAAGAGAGGGTATTATATAATAGAGTTGTTAAATTTTACGAAATATTGAGTAATAGATCTGAATGTGTATTATTATTTAAGTAACCAAGTTTATTTGGGTTTCAAATCTCTCTTTCGCTGCTTGATAACCAATGCCATCAGGGGCATAGATCTCCTCTAATAGTTGTTCCTTCTGTTCCTGTAATTTTTCCTTCAATAGGTTTTCATAGTACTGTTTTTGATCTTTCAACATTCTTTCATAAATGACAGTAGTCATATTAAATGAAGATCCAAACATTCTGGAATAATCAAATAAAAGATCCATTGATTTAGGTAAATTGATACCGGATTTAATTATAAAAACTAATATAAAGGTATCAATTGATAAATGATCAGATTCTGTACTAGGATTCATTAAATCTAAATTCATATAGATAAGATCAGCCAATAATGTGGCACTATTTGTATTAACCTCATTGATGATATTAGGATCACTTTTACATATATTTTTCAAAGTTGTTAGATTATTGGTGTAAACAGCGTCAATGAATTGTTGATAGGACATTATTATTGTAAAGAGATATTTATAATAAAATATAATCATTTTTTTAATAAAAATGTATGCCATTGTATATATAATTTTTTATAAATAATATGTTCAAATCAATTTGATTGGTGAAGATTTTTTGATTTTAATTTTGACAATATTATCAACTTTCTTAAGAAAGTTTATATTTAACCATTCTTTGAAGTCATCATAATTCATATTATTTCTTCCATAATTTTCAGCAAAACAACATAGAACACAATTATCCATAGTATGTCCTTTACTATTATCAATTCTTTCAATAGATGGTTGGAATGGATAAAATTTAGTTTTTGTTGGAAACATTTCAATGCCAGAGTAGTGAGAATATCTATCAATTTCAAATTGCTCTTTTATCCAATCTGTTGTCAAGTCAAAATCCATACCATTTTTTTGATCATACTGTTTTAATCTATTTCTTAGTTCAGATGCCCAGTGAGAATTAAATTCGTGATTGGAAAAATCAGGAGTCTTATCTCCTCTCAATATAGTTTTAATCTTCAGTTTTCGTATGGACCTATTTTTCTTCATTTTTTATTGTATTTTATTGTATTTTATAAATTATTTTTGTATAATTTATAAAATTTTATGGATCATGGACCTTGTTAAAGTTTTTTCAACAGCTGCCAACTTCGAAGTACCTTCTATTTGTATCAGGCTGAATTGTGCTATTCCCCCAAGGCGAGACAGTCACCATTGGGTTCGCCGGTTCTGAACGGAGAGATAGGTTCGGATTGCGAAGCGTTTGACCGACAGTGTTAATACCTACGTGCCATCCGGAATCAAGGAAATTTTTGCCGTCTAAGTTTCCGGCACCGGCAGGGTTACATTTTGCCCAAGTGCTTGAATAATCTTGAGGTAAAAGTTCTTCAGGTGATAAAGAATCTTTTGCTTGACACGCGGCAGGGTTAGTCATTTCTTCTTTAACTTCAGCTGGTTGTTCTACTTTATCTTCATCTTCTGGTTCATGCACTTCACTTAATCCAACAGGTGCTTCTTCTTTTGCAAGATTCATTAATTGTGGGTTTGTATCATAACCTTCAAAACCTTCAGAAGTATCGCCAAGTTGAACATCTACGGAAGCTTCAGCTGAAAAATTATTGTACCAGTATGTACCACCAAGAACGAGTACTACTAATAAAACTATTAATAATATATTATTGTTCATTTGCATTTATATTATTAACAAATAAAAAAATTTTAAAAATTAAATTTAAATAAAGTAATTAATATCTCCAACGTCTATCTCTATGCGCATATCTAATTATTTTTGGCTTAATATTTCCTTTAATTCTTTTAGTTGATTTTTTCTTAGCTTCTTTAGATTCTTTAGAAATTATATTTTCAGATTCATCAATTAAACTTTTATTGTCAAAAATATTTTCAGAATTTTCAGTTTCTAAAATATTTTCAGATTCATCAATTAAACTTTTATTGTCAAAAATATTTTCAGAATTTTCAGTTTCTAAAATGTTTTCAGATTCATCAATTAAACTTTTATTGTCAAAAATATTTTCAGAATTTTCAGTTTCTAAAATATTTTCAGAATTTTCAGTTTCTAAAATATTTTCAGAATTTTCAGTTTCTAAATTATTTTCAGAGTTTTCTTTTATGTCATTATATACAGTATTTTCTAATTCATCTATATTTTCCTTAAATATATAACTATTTTCAACTTCATAACTTTCTAAACTCCATTCACTTGTAAATTGTTGTTTAAAAAAACGTAATCCATCATGAACTAAATTTAAACTCATTAAATTTTCAAAATTAAAATCATTATTATCAAAATTTTCCATTAATATTCCAGAATTTTTATCATATGGTATTCTAATTTTAATATATGGTCTTTGTAATTTACTATTATATCTAATAAACCTTTTATAATATTCATCTACTATATCTAAAGGGAATTGATTACCAAACCATTCCTCGCTATTTTGATAGGCTTTATTCATATTAATATCATCTAAATCTGCAAAAAAATCATATAAATCTTTATCATTTGTATCTAATTCAAATTCCATATAACATCTATTTTCACTAATATTTATAGAATTCATGCATTTTAAAAATGGAGTTTTTATTTTTATATTATTATTATTATATAATACTTTACCAATATATCTACCATTATTTTTCCTTGGTGTATGATAAGTGATATTATCCAAATCTATTGTTTTATAATCAATCATATTATATAATATTAACTATAAATATTTGAAGTATAAAAAACGCAATTTTATACAATGTATATTTCTTTAACTTCCATTATACTACCAGACATTATTTTATCATTTGTATTGTAATTCCATATTTTAGGAACAAACATTTTACATCTTAATTCCATTCCAGGTGAAATATCTTCTATAGTCGGTAAATATATTCTATCACTCTTAATATTTACTTCTAATCTATTATATCTATAAGGTACTTTAAGTATTAAAGAATTTCTATTATTATATGTATTAACATTTGATTTATATATTGAATCTTTTCTACAATATTTTCTATTATTAGTTTCTAATGAGTTGATAAATTTAAGAAATTCTTCATCATCTATTTTTAATATTAATTGATACTTATTAAAATATTTTTCTATACCACTTTTACATTTCATAATAGGTAATTCTACTAATACTTTATCATTATTGTAAAATAACTGCGTTTTATTATATTTAATAAGTGGTACTACAATTTTTTTATAATCCATATATATTTAAATTGTTATGTAAAAAATATAATTATATTCCGCATTATTATGTTTATATTTATAAAAAAATTTATATATTTTTACTATATGTTGGGTAAATTTACAAATGAATTAATTGAAAATTTTATCTTTGAATTTAAAAAAGAAGATAATCAACAACAACTTAAAACACATATAATTGATCCTATTATTTGCTATATTTTAGATAGATTGTATCCTTATATTTTCTTAACAGCCACTATTTTTATTATTTTATTACTTATTGCATTATCTATTTTATTCTTAATTATAAAATCTAATTATAAAACTACTTAAATAAATTTAGATATTACTATTTGTTATGCAAAATGAAAATAAAAATGAAAATAAAAATGAAAATAAAAATGAAAATAAAACTAATGTTAATCAACATTATGAATGTAATGAATTTATAAAAAAAATTGCAAATAATGTGTATAAACAATTAGGTCCAGGTCATACTGAATTTATATATCATCGTGCTATGGAAATTGAATTACGTTCAAAATATATTAATTATGAAACTGAAAAAAGAGTATTAATAAAATATAATATAGATGGTAAAGATTATACATTAGGAGAAGAAAGAATAGATTTATATTTACATGATTATGAAATAATTATAGAATTGAAAGCAATGATTAATGCTCCTAAAGAGACAGAAATAGCTCAAGTTTATAAATATGATAGAGAATTAAAAAAAATTGGTATTAATTCAAAATATGGTATAATTATAAACTTTCCTCAAGCTGGTGTGAAAATTGCTAAAGATGAAATAGATTTCTATGAATTTAAGCTTGACTAAAAAAGTTTTATTTATAATTTATTACAAATATAGAATATCATATCATCTTTAATATATTCACCACCATAATTGGATAAGATCCCATTTTTAGAAACAGTTTTAATGGTTGGATATTGCATTATTCTTAGTTTATCTCTTATTTTATAATTTTTTTTATTTTCGCAATTAACAGCACCAATTGCAAATTTATGTTTAAATTCTATAGCTAAATCACTCCATAATTCTTGAATTTTAATACAATGTGGGCACCATGGTGCATAAAAGTTAATAAATCCGTTACTATTTTTAAAATGTTTATTAATTATTTTAACATTATTTCCGGTAATATCAAAATCATCTGATGTTAATTCTATAACACCGGAATATTTATCATATAAATTTTTTGTATTAAATCTTGTATTCATAATAATTTAATATGATATTATTTTATTACAATAATATATATATAAATGAAGATATTAAATATATTATTATTAACAGTTTTTTTCTTAATTATTTGTGCAAATTTAACTAAAAGTTTTTTACAAACAAATGAACATTTTGAAAATAATGAAAGCGATGTAGAAGATGAAAGAGAAAAATGTATTGATAATAAATCAAATAATAAGTCTAATGATGAAAAAGATGAAGCTATAAGCAAAGATATATCTTTAAATGATGAATCAAATATATCATTGAAAGATTTAACATCTGAAATAATGGAACATCCAGCTACAGATACTGATAAAAAATTGAAAAAACAGTATATTAGACCTATCAATATCAATGTAAGTTACAATGTAGAAAAAGATACATCAAAATGTACCGAATCCGTAAAAAATTGTGAAAAACCAAAACCTAAATGTGTAGAAAAATGTTGGCCGCATGCAGGTGATTATATTACAGGTACAGTAACAAATCGATTTATCACTACAGGATATGGTAGTCAAACATCATTAGGAAGTGGTCCTGTAAGATTAGAATTTACAGATGAATATACAGTTCCCAAACAAGAATTTATAAAAAGTTCAAAATATAGGGAAATGGGAACAACTTTTGGTAGTACAGATAATGCAAAAATACCTATAGATATTTTTGTAAATGAAGATGATAATAGTTATACAATTATGAAAGATAAATATATAAGTTTTCCTCAAGAAAGATATTCTGTTACTGATTTAGCTAATATGAATAAATAAATTTATTTATAAATAATTTTATTTATAATTTGTATATTTTTACTAATTTTTACCATAACAATTACTGTGTTCCTAAAATCAATGATACAGATGGCTTGAATGATGTAAAAACTCCAATTGGTCTAACCCAAATTGCAAAAATATCACATGAATTAATTGGAAGATTTCCATCATTGCAAATTGCACATTGTTCACCTTCATTTAAAACTGTCTTCAATCCAATCTTTGTACCAGTTGGCACATCAGCCTCATCTAATGCTGTTGCTATTCCTGTACATTCTATCAATGTTGTTCCGTTATTCATTTCCCAACTTTCTAAGAAGTTTTTTATTTTTGTTAATGTTATTGGTGAATTACAATATCGCATTCCATCATATGGAATTACAACTAAATACACTTCAACTGATTGTCCACTTACTGGT